CTGCGTGGGATCTCATCCGGTCGGGGCGTGATATCCATGCCAACACCGCGTCCCTGATCTACGGGCGCCCCGAGCAGGAATTCCGTAAGGGGATGGTCGAGCGCGACGTGCTGGGGAAACAGACGTTCTTCGCTAAGCAATTCGGCGCCGGCTGGCAAGCCGTCCAGCGGCAGGTGCGGGAGACCGCCCGGCTCTGGATCGACGACGCCGAGGCCCAGCGTATCAGCGAGGCGTTTGACCGTGGGCACCCGGGGCTCGTGGAGTTGTACGAGATCGACAAGGAGCGGACCGCCACGCTCGGGTACTGCGAGGACGGGTACGGGCGTCGCCGCTGGGTCGGGCTGCCGGAGGGCGTTCGGTATCTGGGGCGCGGGCCGGACGGCCGGACCCGCTGGAGCATCCCGCGTGGGCTCGGGGGGGCGGTCGCCCACCTCTGGCACGTCGCGGCCAACACCCCTACGCAATCCATGAACGCGACCGACTGCATCTGGATGGTGGCGCTCCATTACCACGGCGAGTACGTGGAGCTGCGGGTCCCCCCGATGTGGGAGCGGCAGGGCATCCAGCACCCCGAGGCCGCGGGCTGGCGGCTCCACGGCGGGCCCGGGCCTGGGGGGCGCCCGTTCGCAGCGTGGTACAGCAACACCGTGCACGATAGCGCGTGGGGTGACTGTGGGCCCGGATACCTGGAGCCGTTCGCGAAGCTCGCGCACCGCCGGTGCCGGGCGCTGCCGTTCGACTGGCGGCTCGAGGCTGACGTCCCGTACCGGGTCGATATCAGCGTCGGGCCTGACTTTGGGCATCTCCGGCCGTATGCGGCCGCCGCGAAGGAGTTTGGGTTGGGGGCGCTGGAATGAGGTACGAGGACTTCCTCATTGGTAAACGTCGAGAGTGGTCGGGGCAGGGAGTATCTGATTTTTCTTTACCGCCGTCGCTGTACCCGTTTCAGGCGGCGCTAACCTCGTGGGCGCTCCGCAAGGGGCGCGCCGCGATTTTCGCCGATACCGGGCTCGGCAAGACAGCCATGCAGCTCGCGTGGGCAGTCAACATTCCTGGTCGTGTGCTGATCCTCGCGCCGTTGTGCGTCGGCGAACAGACGATCGCCGAGGGCCACCGAATCGGTGTCCCGGTGCGCCCGCACGGTGCGGGTGGCCAGATCGAGATCACCAACTACGAACGGCTGCATCAGGTTGACACGGGTCAGTACGACGGCATCGTGCTGGACGAGTCATCCATCCTGAAAGCCTATGATGGGAAAACCCGCACGCGGCTGATCCGCGCCTTCGCGGAGACGCCCTACCGGCTCTGCTGCACCGCGACGCCGGCCCCGAACGATATCGCCGAGCTGGCGAACCACTGCGAGTTCCTCGGGATCATGACGCGCGCGGAGATGCTCGCAACATGGTTCGTCCACGACGAGGACGGGTGGCGCCTGAAAGGCCATGCCCACGAGGCGTTCTATCGGTGGCTGGTGTCCTGGGGCATTTTCATGCGCTTGCCCTCTGATCTTGGATTCGCGGATGATGGCTACCGTCTGCCGGGTCTCGAGATTCGTGAACACGTCGTCACGATGGATGCGCCGATCACGGGCGAGTACTTGTTCCCGTCAATGGGGCTCGGCGGCATCGGCGGGCGCACCAAGGCGCGGCGGCTGTCGCTCAAGCCGCGCGCGGATCGCGTAGTGGAGTTGGTGGAGACGACGCCTGGTCCGTGGATCGTGTGGTGCGGGCTGAACGACGAGCAAGAGGCGATCGCCGAGGCGCTAGACGGCGACTGCGTGTCCGTGGCCGGGAATGATCCAGAGGGGACGAAGCGGGAGCGGATCACGGCGTTTCTCTCGGGCCACGCGCGCGTGCTCGTCACGAAGGCGCGCATCGCTGGGTTCGGGCTGAACCTCCAGCATTGTCATCAGATGGCGTTTCTCGGGCTCGGGGATAGCTACGAGACCTACTATCAGAGCATCCGGCGTTGTTACCGCTTCGGGCAGACCGAGCCAGTGCAGGTCCACATCGTGGTCTCAGAAGCCGAAACCGGGATCGTGCGGAACGTCCAGCAGAAAGAAGTCGAGGCGCGGCGCATGGCCGAGGGGTTGCTCGATGCGGTGCGCGCCATGGAGCGCGAGGAGGTCGGCGTGACGGAGCGGCAGACCGAGACGCTTGTGAACGAGACGGCGCAGGGCGAGGCGTGGACGCTGCATTGCGGCGATAGCGTGGCGGTGCTCCCGACGTTGCCCGAGGGGTCGGTAGACTTCTCAGTCTATTCGCCGCCGTTCATCGCGCTCTACACCTACACGAACAGCGAGCGCGACATCGGCAACTGCGCGACACGCGAGGAGTTTCTCGCTCATTATGCGTACGTGGTGCGCGAGGTGTTGCGCGTCACGAAGCCGGGCCGGCTGTCGGCGGTCCACATCGCCCAAACGACGACGACGAAGGCAACACATGGAATCATCGGGCTGACGGATCTGCGCGGCGCCGTCATCGACCTCCACGTCCGCGAGGGTTGGATTTACCACGGCGAGGTCTGCATCGACAAGGACCCGCAGGCCCAGGCGATTCGGACCAAGAGCAAGGCGCTCCTGTTCGTCCAGCTCCGGAAGGACGCCTCGTGGCTCCGGCCGGCGTTGGCCGACTACGTCCTCGTGTTCCGCAAGCCGGGCGAGAACGTAGAGCCGATCCATCCCGACATCACAAACGAGGACTGGATCGAGTGGGCGCGCCCGATCTGGTACAACATCCGGGAGTCCGACACGCTGAATGTCCGTGAGGCGCGCTCGGACGATGACGACCGGCACATCTGCCCCCTTCAGCTCGGGACGATCGAGCGATGCGTGCGGCTCTGGTCGAATCCTGGTGACCTGGTGCTCTCGCCATTCGCGGGGATCGGGAGCGAGGGATACGAAGCCGTGCGGCTCGGGCGGCGATTCGTCGGCGTCGAGCTGAAACAAGAATATGCCGAGGCGGCCGTGAGGAATCTCAAGCGTATGGAGAAAAACTTGGCAACTCAGCAAAATCGTTTGTTTTAAGAAGTCATCCCCGCGTGGCGCGATAAGGTAACGCGAGATGGCGAACCCGAGGGACCTGATGGTGGTGAGGGCGAGGGTTGGGGGCCACGACGTGGTCGAGGACCTCTCTACCCTCTCGGCGTTGTCGGGCGACCTCCCGGCCGTCGAGGCGGCACTCGCCCAGCAGGTGGACCGCTTTGCGTGGTGGTCGACGCTCGAGGCGCTGGCCGTGGAGCAGGAGCAGGACGCCAAGGACGCGCTCGACGCGCTTGAGGTGGACCTGATGGAGCTGGGGCCGGACCGGGACCCGAAGGCGACGGTCACCGAGATGAAGGCTCGGGTCCGGCGCCGAGACGACTGGCGGCGGCTCCACGAGGGGTGGCGCGCCGCCCAGCGGCAGGCCGCGATGGTGCGGGTCGGGCGCAAGGTGTGCGAGGAGCGCAAGGACTGCCTGAAGGAGTTGGCCAAGCTCCTGCTGGGCGAGATGGCGACGGGTCTGGAGCGTGGCGGCGTGCGGGTGAACCCGGTCGTGGCCGACGCCCTGCGGCGCCAGCGCGAACGAAAGGGAGGCTAGCGGTGGGGACTCTGAGCGACAAGGTGCGGGAGCGCATGAGGCAGCAGGCCGCGGCCGTGCGGGAGGGCCTGCAGGGGTCGGGCGGCAGGACGGCCCCGATGTTCGACTTGACGGGCAAGAACGCGCTCGTCCAGGCGGGTGGATCGTTTTTCGCCAGGCTCCTGCCGCGGTGGGACATCGCGCAGAAGTTCGTCCTGCGGGACGGGAAGTGGGAGCAGAACCCGCAGTACGAGGACGACTTCATCTTCTTCGTGGCGCTCGAGCACTGGTGGGATGACGCCGCGGGGAAGCCGAACCGCGTCTGGTGCCCTCGCTCCGGCGACGAGGCGGCGCCCTGCCCGCTCTGCGAGGCTGCTGAGGAGCTGCTCGGGAGCGCGGATCAGGACGACCGCCAGCAGGGGAAGCGGATCGGGGCCCGGCGCTCGTTCCTGTTCAACGCCGTGGTGGGGCGGACCGGCAAGCGCCAGATGACGCCGGAGGGTCATCCCGACATCCGGGTGCTGCCGGTCGGGAACACGCTCTTCGCCTCGATCTGCTCGTTCATGACAGGCGATTCCGACAACGAGGACGCGGCCGCGTTCGCGCGGGGCGACATCAGCGACCCGCGGGACGGCTACGACCTGATGGTCACGCGCCCGGCGAAGCAGAACGACCGCTGGAAGGCGGACTGTGCGCCCCAGTCCTCGCCCCTCTGCGCGCCGAACGACCCGGCGTG